TGATGAAGTACGGCACACCAGTGACAGGATTGATTGGGGCATAATCTGCATTTGTTGTGCCTGTGCCAATCTGACCGGAGTATTCGCCAATACAACGAAAATCTGTTGCGCTGGTAAACTGGATATACCAGCGTTCCTGAATAGCACCCTTATTGGTGACTTGGATCGGATACAAAGCATCGTTGTAATTAGCTGGAATTATTGCACCTATAGGCTCATCCGCCCAAGTACCACCCCATGAACCTTGCACAAACTTTCGTGTATAGCGTGCCTGCATATCACCAATGACCAAAGCAGATCCGACAATGGTATCCACCGCATCATAGTTATGGGTTAGAGGCTTGGTAAATGTTAGCTGACCATTGACCTGTACATCACGAATTAAGCCCATATCCTGATAGCGATATTTAACTACCAACGGCATGATCAAATTACCCAGTACAAAGTCACCACCCAATGTCACACGGCCATAGTCATAATCGACTGTGTACAAATCGAAGGCGACTTTCGTTCCGTTGGCATCTTCTAGTTCTGCCCATGAAATA